GTCTAAAGAATCTCTATTTAACCTAACAAAAATATACGAGCAAATAGATTTTAATGAAGATCTTAAAAACTCAATATCAGTTACACAAGGTAGCTTTCAGTGGGAAAATGGAGTTAAAGATACAAAGGTTATGTTTGTGCCAAATAAAAATGGTAGATTCAGAGTTTCCTGGATTCCACCTTTAAATCTCCAAAATCGTGTGATAATAAAGGGTGGACTTAAATATCCAGGTAATGAGCACTGCGGGGCTTTTGGCTGTGATAGCTACGATATATCAGGTACAGTTGATAAAAGAGGTTCTAATGGATCTTTACACGGTTTAACAAAATTTAGTATGGAGGATGTACCTCCAAATCATTTCTTTTTAGAATATATAGCTAGACCACAAACCGCTGAAATATTTTTTGAAGATGTTTTAATGGCTTTGGTTTTTTATGGTATGCCAATATTAGCAGAGAATAATAAACCTAGATTATTATATCATTTAAAAAGAAGAGGTTATAGAAAGTTCTCTATAAATAGACCAGATAAAAAATATAATAAATTATCAATAACAGAGAAAGAATTAGGTGGAATACCAAATTCAAGTGAAGATATAAAACAAGCACACGCAGCAGCGATTGAATCTTATATAGAGGATTTTGTAGGTTTAAAAACTACAGGCTATGGCGATATGTACTTTCAAAGAACATTAGAAGACTGGGCAAAGTTTAATATAAACAACAGAACAAAGCATGATGCTTCTATTAGTTCTGGACTTGCTTTAATGGCTTGCAATAAACATAGATACGCTCCGTCTGCTCCAGTTAGAAGAGAAGCTGTAGATTTAGGAATTAAAAAATACGACAACAAAGGTGTCACATCAAAAATAATAAGTTAAATGGGTATATACACTAACACCAATAGCGCTTTTCCAAGCCAAGTAGTAAGCGACGCTGAAAAAGCTAGCTGGGAATACGGAACTCAAGTTGCGCAAGCAATAGAGTATGAGTGGTTTGACCAAGGGCGAACTGGAGGTAACAGATACTTAACTAATTGGAATAACTTCCATACATTAAGACTATACGCTAGAGGTGAACAACCTGTACAGAAATACAAAGATGAATTATCTATTAATGGTGATTTGTCTTATCTTAATTTAGACTGGAAACCAGTACCTATCTTATCTAAGTTCGTAGACATAGTAGTTAACGGTATATCACAAAAGTCTTACGACATAAAAGCTTACTCTCAAGATCCTAGTTCAGTTAAAAAAAGAACTGAATATGCTAGTAGGCTTCAAGAAGACATGGTTGCTAAAGAATATTTAGATAGTTTAAAGCAAACGTTAGGTATTGACTTACATCAATCGCCAAGTGGGGTTGTAGTTCCAGAATCTAAAGAAGAGCTTGAACTACACATGCAGCTTAGCTATAAGCAATCAATTGAAATAGCAGAAGAAGAAGCTATATCAACTGTGTTTGCTCAAAATAAATATGATCTTGTAAGACGTAGATTAAATATGGATCTTACAACAATTGGTATTGCCGCTGGTAAAACTAATTTTAATACAGCTGAAGGAATTACAGTTGATTACGTTGATCCTGCTTATATGGTTTACTCATATACAGAAGATCCAAACTTTGAAGATATATACTACGTAGGTGAAGTGAAATCTATAACAATACCAGAGCTTAAAAAAGAGTTTCCTGGTATATCACAAGATGAATTAGAAAGAATACAAAAAACACCTGGAAACAGACAATATATAACAGGTTGGGGTAATTACGATGAAAATACTGTACAGGTTATGTACTTTGAATACAAGACTTACCATAATCAAGTATTTAAAATAAAGCAAACAGATTCAGGTTTATTAAAAGCTTTAGAAAAGCCAGATACATTTGATCCGCCTGAAAATGACAACTTTGAAAGAGTATCTAGATCAATAGAGGTTTTATACACTGGAGCTAAAGTTTTAGGAACTAATACTATATTAGACTGGAGTTTAGCAGAGAATATGTCTAGACCAATGGCAGACACAACTAAGGTTGAAATGAATTACACAATATGTGCTCCTAGAATGTATAAGGGACGCATAGAATCTGTTGTAAGTAAATGTATTGGGTTTGCAGATATGATTCAGCTAACACATCTTAAATTACAACAGGTAATGTCTAGAATGGTACCAGACGGTGTCTACTTAGATATGGACGGTTTAGCTGAGGTTGATCTTGGAAATGGTACTAATTATAATCCTGCAGAGGCTTTGAATATGTATTTCCAAACAGGTTCTATCGTAGGTAGATCAATGACGCAAGACGGTGATATGAACCCGGGTAAAGTACCTATTCAAGAACTTAATAGCTCTAGCGGTCTTGGTAAAATACAAGCCCTTATTCAAACGTATCAATATTATTTACAAATGATACGTGATGTGACCGGATTAAACGAAGCTAGAGATGGAAGCTCACAAGATAAAAACTCGTTAGTAGGTCTTCAAAAGATGGCAGCTAACGCATCTAATGTTGCAACTAGACATATTAAACAAGCTAGTTTATATCTTACATTAAAGCTAGCGGAAAACGTGTCTCTTAAAATAGCAGATGCTTTATATTTCCCATTAACAGCTGAGTCGCTTAAAAATTCTATATCAACCTTTAATGTTGAAACACTACAACAAGTTGTTGACTTGAATTTATATGACTTTGGTATATTCTTAGAGTTAGAGCCAGATGATGAAGAGCAAGCTAAGTTAGAAGAGAATATACAGGTTGCATTGGGTCAAGGCGGTATAGACCTTGAAGACGCTATAGATTTAAGACAAATTAAAAATCTTAAACTAGCTAACCAAATGCTTAAAGTTAAGCGTAAGCAAAAAGCTATTCAAGATCAAGCTAATCAACAAGCTAATATACAAGCTCAAGCAGCTGCACAAGCGGAGACTGCTGAAAAAACAGCAATGGCTGAAGTTCAAAAACAAGAAGCTATATCAGGTTCTAAGGTTCAATATGAACAAGCTAGAACTCAAATGGAAATAAACAAAATGCAAATAGCAGCTGATTTAGAAAAAATTAAAATGCAACAAAAGTTTGAATACGATATGCAGCTTAAGCAAATCGAAGTTCAAGCTATACAGCAGAAAGAAGCAGCTATAGAAGATAGAAAAGATAAGCGTAGCAAAATGGAAGCTACACAACAAAGTGAAATGATAAGCCAAAGACAAAACGACAGCTTACCTACGGACTTTGAAAATCAACCCGATATGGGTATGCAAGCTTTCATGTAGAAAGTAACAACTATTTAATTATATTATATTATGTCAGAAGTAAAACAAGAGGGCAACTTCAAAATGAAGGCTAAGCCAAGAAAACCTAAGAATTTAGGTAAGAAAAACGAAATCACTAAGGTTGAATTAAAAGAGCCAGTGAAAAAAGTTGAAGAGGAAATTACCAAAGTGGTAATACCTAAAGAAGAAGTAAAACAAGAAACCAATGCCGTTCAAACACAAGAGACAAATGATAGCAATGTTGTTGTCCAAGAGTCTAAAGACAGTGGCGACAGCAAAGCAGTGGTTGAAGAAGTACGGGTCACCGAAGAAAAAGTAGAAGAGTTTAGTCCATTAAAAGAAGTTACAGCTGAAGAAGTTAAAAAAGCTGAAACTGAAGTTAAGGAAGCTATTAGAGATGAAAAAGTTCTAGGTAAACAACTACCTGAAAACATTGAAAAATTAGTTTCATTTATGGAAGAAACAGGTGGAACTATAGAAGACTATGCTCGTTTAAATGCGGACTATTCTAATGTAGATGATAAAACATTATTAAAAGAGTATTACAAAAAAAATAAACCTTATTTAGATAGCTCAGATCTTGAGTTGTTATTAGAAGACTTTGATTATGACGAAGATCTAGATGAGGATAGAGATATACGTAAGAAAAAACTTGCGTTTAAAGAAGAAGTTGCAAAAGCCAAAGGCTTTTTAGAAGAGACTAAGAGTAAATATTACGACGAGATCAAGTTGAGACCGGGCGTTACTCAGGATCAGCAAAAAGCAATGGACTTTTTCAACCGATATAACAAGCAGCAGGAAGTAGCTACGCAACAACACGAGCGGTTTCAAGAAAGTACTAAAAAACTTTTTAGCGATAATTTCGAAGGTTTCGATATTAAAGTCGGTGATAAAAGTTATAAGTACAACATTCAGAACCGTGATAAAGTTGCAGAAAACCAATCAAATATTAACAACCTTGTCGGGAAGTTCCTAGACTCTGATGGTAATGTTAGTGACACGAAAGGTTATCATAAAGCTATGTATGCCGCTGAAAATGTAGACAGGATTGCCTCTCATTTTTATGAGCAAGGAAAAGCTGACGCAGTTAAAGAAGTTTTAAACAAATCAAAAAACCTAAGTGATACCAAAGCTAGGTCTCAGCAAGGTGATGTGTTTGTAAACGGATTTAAAGTTAAAGCTGTAAGCGGTCTTGATACTACAAAATTAAGAATTAAAACGAAAAAATTTAACTAAAAAAATTTAAAACATGGCTTTAACACCAGCATTCGGTTCAATTAAACCGAGTCAAAAACAACAATTATTGAGTGATAACTATTTATCATTTAATGGAGGAGCTAACCCTGGCGACTCTGACACTTTTGCACAACAGTACTTACCTGAAATCTACGAACAAGAAGTAGAGCGTTACGGAAACAGAACTTTATCTGGATTCTTACGTATGGTTGGAGCTGAAATGCCAATGACTTCTGACCAAGTAATCTGGTCTGAGCAAAATAGACTACACGTAGCGTATAACGACGTAGACGTAAACGCAGGTGGTGTAGCAACAAATATTTTAGAATTTACAGTAGGTGGAGCTGGAGACGCTTTCGTTGAAAATGTAATTTCTAAAGATCAAACAATCGTAATTTTAGATACAAGTAACTCTGTAGAGCTTAAAGCTTTAGTAACTGAGTCTAGCCAAACTGGCGTTACAGCTAGTATTACAGTAGCTCCTTACACTCAAGCTGATTTAACAGGTCTTTCTCTTACAGGATTAAAAATCTTTGTATACGGTTCTGAGTATGGAAAAGGAAAAGCTATCACTAACTCAACTGGACTTACTGATACTACTGGTTACAAAACAATTACTCCATCTTTCACACAGTACTCTAACTCACCTGTTATCATCAGAAATAAATACGTTGTAAACGGATCTGATATGGCACAAATCGGATGGGTTGAAGTTGCTACTGAAGACGGAACATCTGGTTACCTATGGTATTTAAAAGCTGAATCTGAAACTCGTTTACGTTTTGAAGATTACTTAGAAATGTCTGTAGTTGAAGGTGAGCTTGCTGCTGCTGGATCTGGAGCTGCAACAGCTGGAGTTAAAGGTACTCAAGGTTTATTCGCTGCTATTAAAGACAGAGGAAATGTAAACGCAGGATTTACTGCTGCTACTGGTCTTGCTGCTTTTGATGCTATTTTGAAAAACTTAGATACTCAAGGTGCTATTGAAGAAAACATGCTTTTCTTAAATCGCCAAACATCTTTAGATTTTGATGATATGTTATCTGAAGTTTCTACCGGAGCACAAGGTGGAACTGCTTTTGGATTATTTGAAAACTCTGAAGAAATGGCTTTAAATCTTGGCTTTAGCGGGTTCCGTAGAGGATCTTACGATTTCTATAAGACTGACTGGAAATACTTAAACGATGCTTCAACACGTGGTGGTTTTGCTACTAGTGCTGCAGCTATCGAAGGAGTATTAGTACCAGCTGGAACTTCTACTGTTTACGATCAAATCTTAGGAACTAACATCCGTCGACCATTCTTACACGTACGATACAGAGCTTCACAAGCTGACGATCGTAGAATGAAGTCTTGGTTAACTGGTTCTGCTGGAGGAGCTTTCACATCTGATTTAGATGCAATGGAAGTAAACTTCTTGTCAGAAAGATGTTTATGTGTTCAAGCAGCTAACAATTTCGTATTGTTTACTGGAGCATAATATTACAACAATAATAATCCCTGCCTTCGGGTGGGGGTTTTTTATATGACATTAGCCCCTTACTACTTATATACTATGGCTATTGTCACAATTTTCAACTATTTAATTTTATTATATCATGGCTAAAAAAGCTACAAAAGCAGAAGAAACAATTGAGGTTGCAACTCAAGAGGTAGCAGTTAAAACTGCACCACAAAAACCCACAAAACCAACGTGGGAAATTAAAGACAGAAACTACTACCTAACAGGTAATAAATCTCCTTTAACATTTACTATACCATCAAGACATACTGTGAAACATTCACTTTTATATTTTGATGAAGAATTAGGTTCTCAAAGAGAACTAAGGTATGCAACAAACCAAGCATCTCCATTCGTAGACGAACAAAAAGGTCAAGCCACAATGGGTCATATTACTTTTAAAAATGGAACGTTGCATGTGCCTAAAGAAAAACAAAATTTACAAAAAATATTATCTTTATATCACCCTATGCGTAAAAACATATACAGTGAGTTTAACGCTGTTGAGGTTGCTGAAGATGAATTAGATATTTTAGATCTTCAAATTGATGCTTTAAATGCTGCTCGTAGTATGGACATAGATCAAGCAGAAGCAATTCTTAGAGTAGAGCTTGGGTCTAAAGTAACATCAATGAGTTCTAAAGAACTTAGAAGAGATTTACTTTTATTCTCTAGAAATAATCCAGCTTTGTTTATTAACTTAGCTAATGACGACAATGTTCAACTTAGAAACTTTGCTATTAGAGCTTCTGAGGCTGGTATAATTAGATTATCTCCAGATCAAAGAACATTCACATGGGTATCTAATGGTAGAAAACTAATGAACGTACCGTTTGATGAAAACCCTTATTCTGCATTTGCGGCTTTCTTAAAAACTGACGAAGGTGTAGAAATCTATAAGTCTATAGATAAAAAACTATAAAAACAAGTAATACTATATTGTAGTAGCTAGGCCACTTTAAACGTGGCTTAGTTTCTATAATTAATAAAAAATAAAAAATGGCGGTAAATGTAAATACGGTATATCAAACAGTGTTGTACATATTGAATAAAGAGCAAAGAGGTTATGTGCCTCCAGCTGAATTTAACAGTATAGCGACACAAGTTCAGCTTGAAATATTTAACTCTTATTTTCCTGACGGAAATCAAATTAATAGAGTTAACCAAAATAACACTCAAAATAACACAGAATATTTTAATACGTTTGAAAACTTGTCTTACAAATTAACTCCTTTTGTACAAGAAGTATCTTTTTTATTAAATAGTACAATACCTGGAAATGATCCTATTTATAGTGATGGTATTGGTTTTAGCTTTCCAAGTGTAGATCCTGTTTCAGGTACTTTAAACCCTATTATTTATTTATTGGGTGAAGTTACTTGTAACTATACTGGTAATCCTACATTAAATTCAGTTGCTCAAATAGTTAGTAAAAAAGAATATACAATAATACAAAAATCTAAACTAACCAAACCGACAAGAAATCATCCTATATATTATAATTATGGCTACACTAATCCTTCGTCGACTGGAGTTAATAGCTATATAATAATACCTTCTCCTCTTCCTGATTCTGTAACCGCAAGCGTTATAATTACTCCATCAAGTCCAATTTGGGGTTTTGTTGGCGGTTCTAACGGACAGTACTTATACAACAGAAACTCTTCTAACAACTTTTCTTTAGACGCTTCAGAGCAAACAAACTTAGTTGTAAAAATATTAAAATATTTAGGCATTGTTATTAATGATCCAACAATAATACAAACCGCAGCTCAAGAGTCTACGAAAATAGAAGTTAACGAAAAATCATAATAAATGAGTTTAATAACTGAAACAAACCAGCAATATTATCAAGGCGCTCAAGGCTTTAGAGGTGATGGCACTACGCTAACTTTTCCAACTACGTTTGATACAGATTTGGTTTTAGGAAATTTTGATCCTAACAATATTAATTACGCTTTAAATAACTTTAAACTATACACAAGTTCTACTGGATTACCTGGATCTTACTTAGAATATATTACAACGTTTACAGTTGTAGATAACGCAATAACATTTCCTGTAGCTCCAGCTACTGGTCTTTATATAGTTGTTCAGTTAAAAAAACTAGACGGTGGATTATATGGCAGTACAGAAGCTGAAAAAGCATACGGTCAAATAGTTGAAGATAATTATGGCAGTTACTCATATATTACGCTAAATGACGCTATAGATAACTTTATGGTTGGCTATGTAGGTGATGGCAAGCTAATACAAACAGCTAAGAAATCAGATATACTTTTCTTTGCTAAAAGAGGTTTACAAGAGTTTAGTTATGATACATTGAAGAGTATTAAATCAGCTGAACTAACTATCCCAGTAAGCTTGACACTAGCTCTACCGCAAGATTACGTAAACTATGTTAAATGCTCTTGGGTAGATCAACTGGGTGTTTTACATCCTATTTATCCTACAAACAACTTAACCACAAGTCCTTACTACACTCAAATTCAAGACTCTAAAGGAATTCCCACTCAAGATAACTTTGGATCAGATATAGAAGGCACATCGATAACCCAAGAAAGATGGCACAGTAATAATAGAGGTAACTTATTAAACAGTGATTTATCAGGTATAAGCGATTTATCTTTAAACTGGAATCAAAACGGTGAGTGGATTAATTACCAAAACTTTGGCCAACTATACGGTGTAGATCCTCAGTACGCTAATATGAACGGTTATTTTAATCTAAACGAACGTGAAGGCAAAATGTCTTTTTCTAGTCACTTAGTAAACCGTTTAATAGTATTAGAATACATTTCTGATGGCTTAGCATATGATACAGATACTAAGATACCAAAGATGGCAGAGGAAGCTTTATACGCACACATATTGCATGCTATAATATCTACACGTGCTAATCAACCTGAGTATGTAGTTCAAAGACTCAAGAAAGAAAGATCTGCTAAGTTAAGAAATGCTAAAATAAGATTATCTAATATTAAAACCGATGAAATCACTCAAGTAATGAGAGGTAAATCTAAATGGATTAAACACTAAAATAAAATGGGTAAATCTATAAATACATTTTTAAAGTCTAAAATGAATCAGGATCTAGATTCTCGTTTAATTCCAAACGGGGAATATAGAACAGCAAAAAACATTCAAGTAAGTGCTTCTGAGTCAGAAAATGCAGGATCTGTTGAAAATATATTAGGAAATATAAGGGTTTTAGACATTGTAGAACTAACTGGTGTTGAAGACTTGTTTTGCATTGGTCAATGTGTTAATGATGAAACAAGCGAAGTTTATTTGTTTTGGACAAACTGGGTTGATACTCCAAATAATAAATACTCTCCAGATTCTAGTAATTTTATAGTAAGATATAATTCTCAAACAGAAACATCTAAGGTTCTAGTTCAAGGTTCATTTTTAAATTTTTCAAGACAAAACCCTATACATGGCTCTAATGTTTTAGAAACTCTTCTTTTTTGGACGGATAACAGGAACCAACCAAGAGTTATAAATTTAAAACAAGCTGAAGCAAATATAAATTACTACACTACAGAGGATCAAATATCTGTAGCAAAATATAGTCCTTATAGTTGTATAGAGCTTTTTGAAGAAAGCTATTTATCCTCTACAGACGGAGCTTATGAAACCACGCTTAAAGATGTTGTTTCAAAAAATTATCCAAACGGTGGTTTTGGAAACTTAAATAGCAATATAAGCGCTAATACAACTACTGTAGAAGTAAATTCTTTTGTTGGAGACATTGTTTTATCAGGCGCTGAATACCCGACTGCCGCAACAGTAGGTTACACAGCTTTTGATACTGGTCAAATAACAATTATACCAGGCGCTACGCTTTCTTCAGCTACGTACGATACTCTTACAGCTATTTGGACATTTACTATTACAGGAGGTACCTTTCCTGAATTAACAACCTTAAGTGATATTGTTTTAAATCCTAACCCATATTACAATTCTGGTTTTGCAGGTGATCCTGACTTTTTAGAAGATAAATTTTCTAGGTTTAGCTATAGGTTTAAATATGAAGATAATGAATATTCTTTATTCGCTCCATTTACACAAGCTGCTTTTATACCAGAGCAAGACGGTTATTTTTTATACGTAAAAAAACCAAATATATCAGAAATAAAAGATCAAAGTGATACTTATAGAAGTACTACGGTATCTTTTATGAAAAACAAAGTTAATGACATAAAGCTAAGAATACCATTACCTTTTAAAAACTATGATATACAAGATGGCTTAAAGCTCAAAGAAATAGATATATTATACAAAGAGTCAGACGCAACAGCTGTTAAAGTTATAGAAACAGTCTCCATAAACGACGTGGTTAATTCAGCTGGAACTTTTTCTGTAAATGGAGACGTTCCAGCAGCAATGCAGTTTAATATAGATAATTTACAAGGAGGTATAGAAATAGGTTCTTTAATAACTGGCTTTGGAATAGTAGGTAAACCTAAAGTGACGGCTTATGAACCAACAGACGTAAACAACCCTTCGACAGGTGGTTTAATTACCGTAGACTTACCGCAAACTCTAGTTGACGACGTTGTTTTAAATGTGAATGACCCTAACTACTTTGTTTACAATTATCAATCTAAAAAACCATTTAAAACTTTACCTGAGGCAGATCTCATAAGAGTTTATGATAAAATTCCAGTAAAAGCTTTAGCTCAAGAAGTTTCTGGAAATAGAGTTATATATGGTAATTTCCAAAACAAACACACACCGCCTAAGTTTTTGAATTATAACGTAACTTCATCTGCTAAAGCAGACTTTGATTTAAAGAAAGAAGAAGGAGAAGTAACAGGTGGTCCATACAACGGCACTACTATAACTATAGATAAAGGTGCTATACCACCAAATGTTGGTGATTTTATAACTTTAGTCGTGGGGACTGGAGATATACCAGAAAATACGCAGGTAGTATCTGTTACAGAAACGCCTCCGAGTTCAGGTATTTTCGTAGTTGTTCTGACTAACGCTGTAACTAATTTAGTGTCGTCTAACATAGTTTTATTTCAACCAGGTTCGAACACTTTACAAACAACTAGCATTGTAGAATATCCAAACCACAGCGTTAAGTCTAATAGAAACTATCAAGTAGGTGTTTTGTTATCGGATAGATATGGTAGAACATCTACTGTTATATTGTCAAACAACAAAGATACTATACTAATAGGATCACCTCCAAGAGCATTTTCCGGTTCCACTGTTTACTCGCCATACATAGATCGCTCTGTAATTCCTTCTCAATGGCCCGGCAATTCTCTTAAGATTCTATTTAATCAAACTATAGATTCAACTTTTAACGCTACAATTGGAACCCCTGGTTTATACAATGGGGATCCTACGAGCGACAACTACAATCCGTTGGGTTGGTATTCTTACAAAATAGTTGTAAAACAAACAGAGCAAGAATACTACAATGTCTATCTACCAGGTATAATGGCTGCTTATCCGTCTGACACTACTTTAGAACTTGGATCAACATCTCACTTTGTTTTAATAAATGACAATATAAATAAAGTGCCTAGGGATCTATCAGAAGTTGGTCCAGAACAACGGCAGTTCAGGAGTTCTGCAAAATTATTTGGTAGAGTTGAAAACACAGATAATTTAATTGACCCTACAACTGACCTAGGTAGTTCTAATAAACAGTATTACCCTGAAAGGTTTAACGATTTAGTTTCTACTATTTCAACAAATAAAGACTTATTTGATTATACACCTATAGGTGACGATGCTCCAAGACCTGATTACTTTCCTCAGTTTTATGACTTAGAATCAAATCCTTTAATAGCCAGAGTAAGTACACACAAGCGTATAGGTCAAATATCTACAACTAATTACGATACGGTTAGCGCTCAGTCATCGCTGTCTACCAATACTGATATAATAAGATTAGCTAGCGTGGCTGGTGATCCTACAACTATAAACCCGGGTGATAAGGTTTTAGGTTCTGGATTTCCAGATGATTTAGTGATTGAGACACCTGGGTTTACTGCAGAATCACCTATCTCAAACACACCTGCTTTTGAGTCCGCGGCTGTATCTATAAATAATAAAATAATACTAAATACACTAGGTGATCCAGCTCAGTCAATAGCTGTTGGTGATTTAGTTTACAACCCAGCAGATTCCAATAGTATACCAGCAGGTACTTTTATAACAGCTATAGACGTTAGTAGTAATGAAATTACACTAAATAACGCTGTAGCAATAAGCAATGGCACTGCTTTAGTTATATCTAACCCTGCTAGAATAAAAGTGAATAAACCAGTTAGTGTAAATACTGGTCAAATTGTAACTATAGTTAACGACGCCACGCCTGGCCTGCAGTATTTGGCTGTATATGAAACAGAGCCTGTAGAAAGTTTATTAGACATATTTTGGGAAACATCTACGTCGGGTTTGATTTCTGACTTAAATAATGCTATAATAGATTCTGCGTCGGGTGGAGCTAGTTTAAGCGGTTTGAATCCTAGTCCTTTTACGGAGGGTCTAGAACAAGGTGGTGAAATATTTGCAGCTCCATTTAGCATATTAGATAATTTTGGTCAAATAATTCCTTTTGTAGAAATTAATGAGACTTTAGAGATAACAAGTGTAACTAATGGATTAGGTGAAAATGTTAATAGTTATTTTACATTAACGCAGGTAGCTTCAAGTAATTTGTTTAACATAGAAACAACTACTGAGTATTTTGATACAATGTTTTTTAACTACTTAGAACCGTCAAGAATTTTTACTTTTAAATTTAGAACAGTTATAAATGGATTAGAAACATTTTTTGAAGAAGAAATAGCATTACAAAATGTTGCACCAATCATTAGGTTTCCAAACCAAGGTCAAACTTTTTCAATTACACCTAATACAGTAGGCGTTTGTAACATAGCTGCTAGAAATGGAAGCGCAAATACTCAAGATCCACCAACAGGTAGTCCACTGCCTCTTTCAGGTAACTTCAACGCTGGTGATTGTACTATAGTGTCTCAAAAACAGGGGTCTATTGATGGTCCAGACGTTGATTATTTTACTGTACTTCCAGTAAATGTAAGTGGAACAGCAACAGACGCTAGTTGGAAGTTAGAGAACACAGCGGTTGGTACGATACCAGTAGATACTTTCTACTTAACTATACGAGTTCAAGACGCTGGAGGTAGTAGCTTTGCAGATGAAGTAGATATAATAGTAACTACAGGTGTTACTGTCGAAAATGTTTATCAAAGAGTGATAATGTCAAGGGAAATTAGTTTACCACCAGATGGTCCAGTATATAATCCAAATTGGCATATGACTGCAACTCCACAGATTGCTTATCAATTTATAACGTTTTTTGAAGTAACAAGTGGGCCTACTGAGTCTCAAGGTTGGTATATATTTAATGGACCTTTTAGTAGTACTAGTTACTATTATTTTATGACTTTCGCGGGTGGAATAGAAGGCTCGCCTGTAGGATTTAATAATACTTGGTTTGTATTTGGTCTTATGGGAGTTTTAACCAGCCAATTAGCAAATGAAAACAATGTAATAGAGATTGATTTTCATAGTGCAAATGGTGATATAACTCAATTAAAGCATGCGCCTACTCAAGAAGCTGCTTTTAATGAGTGGTTTAATGGTGGGCCAAGTGGTTCTATTAGCTGTAGGTATTCTCAAGTTTGGCCGTTTCCAAGTGGGTACCCGTGGAATCCTAGTACAGATGGTTATGGGGGTGAGTGTCAACCTTTAAATCCACTTCCTGGTAATATTGGTGGGTGTGTACCAGGAATGACATTGAGAGATAATGTTCCTTATGCCATTAACCCACCTGGCGCAGGAATCATTGGGTCTGCACCTGGCGGTGTTTTAGATATAAGTGCTAATGCTGAGGAGTTTGGGCTAGATCAATATACTTGGGCTATAGTAACTTAATAAATAAATAAGTAATAATAAATAAATATGGCTGCTATAATAGAGATAAAATACTTTAACACTTTCACTCTACATAAAACTAACAACGCTTCGGAAGAGCCTATATGGAATGGATCTAGAGGCGTACCTAAAGACTTAAGTGGTTACGATGTTGTTCCTAATACAACTGATGAAAACAACTGGGTTATAGAGGAGTCTAGAATAACAGGTGGATATAATAACACTTCCGTGGATTTTGGAGTTAAAGCTTACGTGGTAGAAGAAGATGCTAATGCTTCGTTTTTAAGCAGTTCATTGATATATTCTGGTCCTTTTAATTCTAGAACCGGCATAAATAAAACTAATGTTTTTTCAATTGGCGAAGATATAACTAAATCCGCAGACCCATCTAACGGGTCTATACAAAAACTATACGCTTCTGATTCTAATATAAACGTGTTTCAAGAGCTAAAAGTAAGTAGAGCGTTAATTGATAAAGATGCTATTTACTCTGCAGAAGGAGGAGGAGCAATAACTAATTCTAATTTAGTAATTGGAACAATACAACCTTATGCTGGAGAGTATGGTATAAGTAAGAATCCAGAAAGCTTTGCGGTTTATGGTTATAATCAATATTTTTCTGATAAAAACAAAAACACTGTTTTAGAGCTAAACGCAAGTGGTATAAGTGAAATATCTTCTTTTGGTATGAAAAACTTTTTTAGAACAAAGTTACAGTCTATAGATAGTTCAATAAGTCAAGGCTATGTTTTAGGTGGTTTTGACATTCACAACAAACAATACGTAGCTTCTCTGCAGCCAAATCCAGTTTTAAACACTAGTAATAACTATAGTACTTTGTCTTATGACTCTAGATATAATGGTTGGGTTAGTTTTTTCGATTACGAGCCAGATCAAATGTTTAGTATAAGAGACAAGTTTTACTCTGTAAAAAGTTTTGTTGGTGAAGGTTCTTTTGCTGTCACCATAAATGTTGAAACCACGCCGCAACCTCAGTCAGTATTTCAACTGCTACCTGGTTCTATTAATGGTGATATAGTGACAGGAATGACTGCAACCATTTGTAATGTCACTCCTTGCAGTCCAGAGAACATGGTGGTAATAGGAAATGTAGTTAGTTTTGACCCAAATACTAACACGCTGGTTTTAGACACTGAAAGAGTATATACGTCTAATCAAAAAATATTTTTTGGCTACGCGTCAGGTGTTTACAAACATTACTCTAAACAAGTTCCCAGGTCTAGTTTTTATTCAATTCAAAACGCTAGCTCAATTAGTTTTGTGGTTAACGAAGACCCTGTTAAGTCTAAGTCTTTTCAAACCATATCTTACGAGGGTGGCAACGGATGGCGTGTAGATACTATAAGCCCGGTTGTTTCTGATCCAACTGGAGATGATTTTTCTATATCAACACAAAATTGGAGTCAAACAAGAGATTCATCTTACTTTGTGCCTAGCTATTACGAGGGTAGATACACAGTAATTGACTCACAAGCTTCATCAGCGGCGGCCTCAACAACTACAAGTGTAGTTGTTCGAAACTTAAGCGGCACATATGGAGCTGGTGGTAATAGTGAAGTTATGATCCCAGTTGGCGCGAGTGTACTTGGTAATGGAGTAGATTTAGGAACTAGAGTTGTTAGTTACACACCAGCTACAGGTGTATTAGTTGTAAATCAAAACTTAAATATAAGCGTTAACACATTACTTTATTTTAATTTGAATGTAGAGTCGCAAGATTACCAAACTGTCTTTGGAACATCTCAGCCTAGTTTTATAAATCAATTTTATAAAGGTTTTAGTAGAAAGGAAAACAAGTACGTTGCTAGCTTAAAAAATTCTTCAGGACCTAACGCTGGTGAGGTGAACTTTGGCAACGATATAGCTGGTATAAAAGGATTTTATGTAAACGTTACTATGACTACTGATTCAGTAACTAATCCTGGAGGCGAAAAACAGCTTTTTAGCGTAAACACAACTTATAATACAAATAATGGATATTAATAATAAAAATATAAAGATATGCCAATAGGAGCAGGAGCAGTTATAGGCTTAGGAGCATCTTTAGTGGGTGGGATAATTGGTTCTTCATCTGCTAAAAAAGCTGCAGCAAGAGCAGCAGCCGAAAAAGCTCGTTTACAAGCTAAGTTAAGTAGCTTAGAAAGAAATAGACAAGAGGTTATAAATCCTTACGGAGACGTTACGAGTCTAAGTGGTATGATAACTAATCCTTTCGCTAATTTAGGGGTTGCTACTAAAGCTGCTGAAATGAAAATTGAAGAAGCTGATATCTCATTAGCCAATACGTTAGACACCATGAGAGCTACCGGAGCTAGCGCCGGTGGCGCTACGGCTTTAGCTCAAGCAGCTTTAAGATCTAAAAAAGGAGTTGCAGCTAGCATTGAACAACAAGAAAAGTCTAACGAAGATAAAAGAGCGGCTGGAGAACAGCAAGTGCAGCAAGCTAAAATGGCTGAAGAGCAGCGTATTCAACAAGCCGAAGCTATGGGTAAACAGTTTGTATTTGGAGCGACAGAACAAAGAGAGGTTAAAGAAATGGATAGAACTTACGCGGAAATGATGGGCGCAGCTCAAGATCAAGCTCAAGCTAAGGCAGATCAAACCGCGGCTATAACTGGCATGTTTGGATCTATGGCTTCAATTGGTGGTGGAATGTTAGGAGGAAACTAAAAAACAAAAAATGGAAAAAAACTTAAATCAAAACCTTTTTTTACAGCAGTTTAACGAAAGTGATGCTATAGCTTATAACGAAGGTTTTACATCAAGCACCAGTGATTATAATTTTCAACTACTAGAAAATGCATATAGAAATACAGGTAGAATTTATGCTAAATTAAAGCTAGCTATAGATTCAAATAAGTGTCAAGATGAAACCTGTGCTTACGAGCTAATGGAGATCAAGCACTTGCAAGAAGCTCCGCAGTTATCTTTAGATTTCTTATCTTCTCTTTTAGCTGAATTAAGCGTAACAGATGATCCAAACTTTGATCCAAATAACAACTTTAAGTATACAGCTGCAAATAGCGTTATGACAGCTAAACCTGGTTTTTCTAAGTCAGACGGTTATAATGTTTATTTAGATTTACTACCAGGTGGTGCTCAGCAAATAGTTTTTATTGGTCCTGCTTTTCAAGAGCCATTAGTAATAAACAATACAGCTTTAAATGCTTTAAACGAGTCAAATACTTCACTTGTAGCACCTACGCCAGATATTAATAAGGATATGCTTAGATTATTAACAGAGGTTGGTATATTTTCACCTGATATGGTTGGTGAAAACGGGCAGCTTACAGCTGGAGCTAAAATAACTGAAGAATATGTGATTATGAATCCTGATGGTTCTTTTGATTACGAGATCATAGACATCGGAAATGGGAAAGGTAGAAATGTACTTAAATACGATTTAGATAAAATAGAAAAGAAAGTAACTCCATTTATAAACGCTGAGGTTGCTGGTTTAATGAGCTCTGAGCAAGACGCTGTTGCAGCTTGGAACGTTTATATATCTAAAGGTACAAGTGTTGAAGAGGACGATCAGATGGCTCAGAATGCTAATGCCGCTGATAGCTCTTGGAGTTACACAGAAGACTTGCCACTTATGCAAGATAAAAAAGTTTTATTTGAAAAGAAATATAAAGAATACTTTATGAATAATTATCTGAAACAATTTACTACGAACCAATTTCCTACGGTTCAGGCAGACGCCGCGGTGTTTGATTTAGCTGAAGCTAAGAGAGCTAAAGCTCAAAAGTTTATTGACGATAATAACCTATAAATTTAATTAAATGACATTACTAGAATACGTACAGTCACTTCAAGACCAAGGAGAAAAAGATATAGCTTCTAAAGTTAAAAAGTGGAAGGAAGAAAACCAATACAAAGCTCCAGAGGTTAGTAGTGAAGCAAAGATAAACCCTGCTGCGACCAAAATGGGTGCAGTTGTAGCAGGGAAAAAAATGAAAGCGTCCAACAAAACGTTTTCAGATTCTGTTTCAATATTTGGAAATGGAAAGTCTCAATATCAAGAAGGTGATTTTTCTAAAACGTTTAAAGATACGTTTGGCATATCAATAGACGATTCTAGAGAAAGAGACAAACAAAGAGCAGATTATAACGCTCAAATGGCTGAGTTAAATAAAGTTTCTAAAATAGACGAGGTTTACTCTCCAGGAGATGGCTACGATTATAAGTTTAGCATTGATCCTGAATCCAATACTTTAAAGTACGAAGCTAAAGTAGTTGGAGGCGAAAAGTTTAAAGAAAAATCTGGTATAGCAGCTTTTAGCATAGCTAACATGTTTGGTCACTTAAACGAAGAACAAAGCAAGCAACTAGCTGAAATAAACGCTCAAAACAAAGCTGAATCTGAAAAGCAGAAAAAAAGAGAGCAAGAACTGTTACAAGCTAAAGAAAACCAGCTAACAGCTATGCCGTTGGTTCAAGAAGGTGTTGTAGAAAGTGTTGACACCGGAACTAGCTTTACTGATCAAACTAACTACCTTGTAAATCAATTAATTTTAAATAGTGAAGAATCAACTTTAAAACTTAAAGGTCGTAATACTAGATTGTACAGAAGCAAAGTAGAAGAATACATAAATAGCGGCATGTCTAAACAAGATGCTGAAGCTAAAGCTACAAGCGAGTCTAGTGTTGTAGAAGCTTCTTACGATGTAACTAGAGATAGTGCAGATGACATAATTAACAATTTAAAAGGATATACCGATCAAGAAAAAGAAGACGTTAGACTAGCTATCAATTTAAGTAAAAAACTCAATAAAGCTCAATCTAAAATACAAACAGATGCTAGAATGAGAGTCGCTGCTCCGTTTTCAGATATAAGAACTAGTGATGAATCAATAAAAGAACAGAAATCTGTACTTGATAAAATAGATAAATTAAACAAAAAATATTTAGGTGAAACAACAAGACAGGTTGCAACACCAGAGGCTTTAGCAGATTTCACAGAACAGTTCAACACTCTTCAAGGGAATTACGGAAGAGGTAGCGCCAAGACTAATGAAGTTATTTTTAATCAAACTATAAATGGTATGGTTAAAAACGATCCTTTTATAAAAGCTGAACTATTAAAGCTTCAAATAAATGCAGATCAAGAAATTAAAGATTTCTCTGCAGAACTACAAAAAAAATACGATACATCTACTGTAGAAGGTAATAAAAAAGCTACTGAAGAGCTGCAGCAATTTGCTAAGTCTTTAACTCAAGATAAGCTATTAGAAGGCGATGTGTTTAAAGAAAGGTTTTCTCAAATACAAACAGTAGGCGTAGAAGCCTTAGGAAAAATAAACCTTGAAGATAAAGAAAGAGAACTACTTAAAGCTAGAATGCAAGATCCTATTTTTAAATATCTTGAGATAGGTAGAAAATTACCTGGTTTCAAGTTTGCAGCATTAGGTATTGAGGGAATAATGAAAGGTGGTAAGCGATTTCAAGACGCTGTAAACGTAGTTCAAAAAGACTTTGCGGCTGATGGAGCTAGAGATTCTATAGCTATGATTTCGTCTTTAGAAAAAGCTTTAGAGTCTGGAGAAGTAGATTTAACAACTAAACTCTCTTTCGATAAAGGCGGTTTTATGACTGTTGAAAAAGCTTTAGACTATTTTAACAAAGCTAAAAACTACGATGAAAAAAACATTATAGAACAACTAGATGATTTATCTGAAATTAGGAAAGATTTAAGTTTATACAGAGAAATAGATCCAGAAGATAGCTGGTTGACAAGAACTTTTCAAACCGTAGCTGAATCAGCTCCAATGATGACAGCTGCTTTAGGTGGAAGTGTTGTTACTTATTTAACGGGTGGTACAGCTAGTGCTGTTATAGCGCCTATAGTTTCTACTTTAGGTACAGCTGCTTTATTCACGCAATTTTACGGCGATGCATGGGAAGATACTTTTATGGAAGGAGCTAGAAGCGAGGCTAAAAGTAAAGGTATTGACTTAGATAACATAAGTGAAGAAGAAAGAAGAGATTTCTTACTACAAGCTTTGCAAAGTGGTAAATACGATAAATCAGCAAACGCAACTGCAACAGCTGCTCTTCAAACCGCTACAGAAAAATTTGGTTTTTCAAAACAAATGTCAGCTGCTTCAAAAGCTTTAGGTTTAGGTAAAGAAGGTATTACCTCTTTAATACAAGGTCAATGGAGACAAACAGGAAAAGCTTTTTTACAAGGCTCACTAGCTAAAGCTGAATCTGCTCTAAGCGAAGGTGTAACAGAATGGAGTCAGACTGTTATTGGAGACTTGAATAGAGGTTTTGCTTACGATAAAGGAACTAGTCTTGTTGACTTTAGCAGCGCTTGGGAAGCTGGTAAAGCTGGTGCTAGCGCTGGACTTTTAATGCCTGGTGGTGCCGCTATAATATCTCAGACTAGAGTTGAAATTCAAAACTTGTCTAGAAAAATAGCTATACAGTTTGCTCCAGACTCAAGCTTTGGCCAAGCAAGCTTAGTTGCTGACAACTACTTTAAAGCAGCTCAAACAGAGTTAAATCAAAGGTTAGAATTAGGAGTCAACCCAGATGGCACCGAGTATACTGTTCAGCAGCATCAAGAAGACACTAATGCTTTGGCTAGTACATCTAATGCTTACAGAAGAATACCAAATACAGCTAGTACAGAGGTAAGAACAGAGCTTCTTGATTTAATGGTTAGAAGAGACAAGTTACAGCTAGAAATTAATAAAGTTAATGACTCTGATTTAACAGTGCTACAGCAACTAGAATTAAACTCTGTTAAAGATGAAATAAAAGAATTAGCAAAAGAAGCTTCTGCTCCAGTTGGAGTTAAAACAGATTCTGAAAAGCTTAAAAAAGGAGCTGGTGTAGCTATTAGTCAATTAGGCGCTGGTGTAGAGAGGGTTGATAATACAGAAGACTTTATAAGCAGCGTTTCATCTCTAGAAGCTCAAGGGGTTGAAGCTAATATCAATAGAAATGAAGCAGGGGAAATACTTCCAGCAGAAGAGCAAGATTATGGTATATTTGCAAAGGTTCCTGATGGAAAAGGTGGTTTTGATGTACAGTTAATAATAAACGATGCTTCAGCTAAAGCTGATGGTCTTTTACCAGCTGACAAACACGAGCTACTGCATGTAGCGGCTATGAAGATGGATGACGCTTCAAAAGTAAAAATGGGTGGTGATATATTAAACTCTTTGCTTAATGACTCAAATATAGAGATAAATAGAAAGACAAGAAGACTTTTAAATGCTTACAAGTTAGACTTAGATAAAGGGGATATTACAGTGGCTGAATTTTTTGAAGAAGTTATGGCTGTAACTAGTGATGGTTTAACACCTAGCTCAAAAACAGGTGTAGCAGACATAAGAGTAAAAGACGTAAGTAAGTTTAAAGCTATTGGTCAAAAAATATTACAAGCAATAGGATGGAGACAGAACTTTGCTGATGGTCAACAAGCTATCGACTTCTTAAAAGAATTTAACGCAGACGTGTTAAAAGGCGAAGGTTTGTCAGAAAGTGTATTAAGTAGATTTGATACTAAAACTGACACAGACGTTGAAGCAAAAGTTGAACCAGGAAATGCTAAAGCTAGTAAAAGAGTAGAAACACAAGAGCAAGCTAATAGAAATAAAGAATTAGTACAAAAAGCTAAAGACGGAGATATAACAGCCTCAAGAGATTTAGTTCAGGAAAATTCAGGTCTTATATTAAGATTGTTAGGATTTAATAAAGATATTGGAGACATAGAAGCAGATTCATTGCTTCAAGCGGTAACTGACATGGCTACCCCTGGTATGGCTGATTTAGTTTTTCCTGGAAGAAAGCAATCACTAGTAGAAGAGTATAAAGAGAGTAGTGGAGAGGTTAGTACTTTTTTAGGTAGACTTAAACAAAGAAAGCAAGAAATATACACAGCTGCAGGACTTGATCCTAATAAATTTAATCTAGTTGCTATTGATTCTTCTACTAAACAAATAGTAGACGAAGGATCAGATCCTAAACCTAAGCCAGAAAAAGAAGTAGCTACTACTCAAGTAGATCCAAGAGAGTTTGGACCTGTTACGGAAGGCACTAAACTTAAAGACGTAGAAGGTATAGTTAAAGTAACTGACAAAGAAAGATTAACATTCAAAAAACTAGCTTCTAAATACTTTGATAAAGTTTCACAAGCGTTATTTGGTATGCCTGGCAAAAAAGTAAAAGGTAATGCTAGTTTAAAGTATGCTGATGTTAAGGGTCAACCTAATTCTTCTGAAGCTAGTAAGCTTCAAAATATTTTTAAAAATGTTGAAGACGTTAGAAGCTTTATAAAATCTATGCCGCCTTATAATGTTGCTACGAGTCAAACAGTAATAAATAGACAGGGTAAAAAAGTAGATGTTTCTAAAGATGTTAGAGGTAGATCTATAGCTATAAATCCTACAATATTAAAAAAGTTTTATAAACCAGTTACTAGAGCTATAGAGGGTATATCAGACGAAAGTGGTAGAAGTT